CAATATATTACAATGAAAGCGGCTAGAAGATTTGCGGCTAGATTTGTAGGTGATAAAGAAATTACACAATTAATTGGTCAAGATGAACAAGAAGCATTAATGGCATTCCATCAAGCAGACAGCCAAGAGAGTGATGTAAATATACTTGATGGAGACAGTAATACATTTTCTATAATACATAGACCTACTAGAAGGAACTACTAGCTATGGGCGGTGTTGTTTCACAATCTATTCCTAACTTCTTAAATGGTATGTCTCAACAGACACCAACTCAAAGAGGAATAAATCAAGGAGAAGACCAAGTTAATTTACAAAATGGTCTAGTAGATGGTTTATCTAAAAGACCATCTTTAGATTATGTAGCAACAGTAGATGCTTCAAATATATATTCTAATAAAACAAAATTTTGGAATATACAAAGAGATGAGGCTAACCAATATATTGTAGCATTATACAATGGTGGTGTTAAAGTATTTGATTTAGATGGTAATGCAAAAACTGTTACCATACAAAGTGGTTCAAGTTATTTAACTTCTACTAATCCTAAAGAACATTTTAAATTAGTAAATATTGCTGATTTTACTTTTATAGCAAATACACAAACTACTGTAACAGCAGATGCCACAACGTCTGCGGCTAAAGTAGAAGAATTTTTAATTGTTTGTAAACTAACAAACTATGGTAGAGAATATAAAGTAGCTTTAAACCACCCTAATATGGCACAAGAGCTAGAAGTAATATTTCAATTACCTTCAGGTAATGATGCTTCTACTGATAGTAAATTTAGAGATACAAACAAAATTACAGACATACTTTTATATGGACATTCTAGTACACACTGGGATAGTAGTGCTGATGGTATTGGTTTTAAAGTTGTAAGAACAGACAACAATGCTACACAATCTACAACACAAGGATTAGCAAACTATTCTGGTTTTACATCTCATTTTACATTTGAAGCATTTGATAGTGTTATTTATGGAAAACCTACAGGTACAGTTTCCTCACCAAACACACTAGCTGATTATACAGTTAGTTCTTCAGATGGTTCTGGTAATACAGCCATGTATGCCATTAGAGATGAAATACAAGATTTTACTAAATTACCTTTTTATGGAAAGAAAGATGTAATTATAAAAGTAACTGGTGAAGAAGGAGATACATTATCAGATTACTATGTTAAATTTACAGGTAAGTCTGGTGTATGGAATGAAACTATAGCACCTGCTACTTCTGTAGGAGTAACTAATTCTACAATGCCACACGCATTAATTAATAATAACAATGGTACATTTACTTTTAAAGAATTAGATTGGACAGATAGAGTATGTGGTGATGCAGAAACAAATCCTAATCCAACTTTTGTTGGTAAAAAGATTAATAACCTTACATTTTATAAAAACAGATTAGGTATTTTATCAGGAGAAAATTTAGTATTAACAGAAAATGCTTCTTTCTTTAATTACTTTGCAACTACATCTACACAAGTTTTAGATACTGACCCTATTGATATAGCGGCTTCAGGTACACAAGTTAATACACTTAAAAACTCTGTAGGATTAAATGATGGTTTAGATATAAGTGTATCAGTACAAAATTTAATTCCATCTAATACTTATCAAATTGTAAGTAATACCACAGAAGATACATTAGTATTTTTATCTTCTGATACAGCAGACACACAGACTGCACCATACACAGGTACAGCTTCAGCTACTAATGCTAGTACAATGATTATCTATAAGTATTTCTTTGATGGTGGAGAGAAAGTACAAAACGCTTGGTCTAAATGGACATTTACAGGTGTTAAAATTATTGGTGTAATGTCTTTAGAAAGTTATCTTTATGTATTAGCTTCTGAAGGTACTACTACAAAATTATTTAAAATAGATTTAAGAAACTTAAAAGATACTACTATAGGTCATGGTGTTTATCTTGACCTTAAAACTTCAGTTACAGGGACGTATAGTGCTACAACAGATTTAACTACGTTTACATCACCTTATGGTGCAAAAACTGGATTGTTAGCTGTAGATAGAACAAATGGAAATAACTACACAGCTACAAATACAAGTGGTTCTACTTATACAATAAAAGGTAATCACACTTCATTATACATTGGTGTGCCTTATGAAAGTAAATACAGACTATCTACACCTTATATCAGAGAAAATACTGGTAGAGGTTTAGTAGCTATTACTACAGGTAGATACCAAATAAGAAATATATTATTTAATTTTGAAAACAGTGGGTTCTTTCAAGTGGAAGTAACTCCAACAAACAGAGATAAATCAACTTCAATAATGAATGGATATGTCATTGGTACATCTTCATCTGTTGTTGGACAACCTGCTATAGCTTCAGGAACATTAAGAGTTCCAGTACAAGCACAAAATACAGAGTTTGTATTAGATGTTAAATCATCTTCTCATTTACCTATGTATATCGCAGGTGCAGAAGTTGAAGGTTATTATCATAACAGAGCAAATAGGATTTAATGGTTAAAGAAAATTATGTACGTCCTGCTATATTAGCGGACTGTTTAGAATTAGCACCTAGAGTAAGAGTAGGTGATAGAAAAGAAATTATGGCTTCAGATGGTGTAACGCCATTGGAAGCATTAGTCTTACCTTTTACAGAAGAGAAAGCTAAAATTTATACAATAGTAGGAACTGAAAGCGAAGGTGTAATTGGTATGTTTGGTTCTTCTCCAACTAAATTAAAAGAGTATGGAGTAGTTTGGCTATTATCTAGTGAGAAACTTTTTAAACATGTAAAGCAATTTATTAAAGAGTGTCCTTACTGGGTAGCTCAAATGAGTAAAGATTATAAATATGTTTACAATTTTGTAGATGAAAGAAATTGGAAAGCATTAAAATGGTTACAATTTTTAGGATTTGAACCAAAAGAAAAAATAGGGAAATTCGGTGTCGGTAAGATGCCATTTTTATTAATGATGAAAGAGGTAAATAATTAATGTGTAACATTGGTGCGGCTATTCAAGTAGCTAGTTTAGTTCAAGGTTACAGAGAAAAGAAAGCCATCAATAAAGGCATTAGAAGAGACCAAGAGACATCACGAAGACATTTTGATAAAGGCTATTTACATGACATGAATAAGATTGACCAAGAGAAGGTCAATGCAGACAGAGAAAAGAAAAAAGCAGAAATTAAATCTAAATTTGAAAAAAATGCACAAACTTCAGAATTGATGAATTTAGGTGCAGGTAATAACGTAAAAATAGTTCAATCAATAGGATATTTGTTTGACCAAGACTGGGTTGAAATTACCAGTGATTACGACAAAGATGTTCAAACATTTCAAAATCAACAAACAGAAGCATACGCTAATCTTCATAAAGGCTATAACAGCTTAACTCCCCCAGTAGACCCTTCAAGAACTGGATTAATGTTAGAGATTGGTGCAGTATCTTATGACGCATATCAAGGTAATCAAACTAATAAAAAAGCAAAGAAAACAAATTAAATGGCAAAATATAAAAAACAAGCAACTGGCAAATACTATGGTTTAGGTAGTGCAGGTAGAATTTACACAAATACTCAATCAGATGGTTTAGCAAAATCATTAGATAACGCAGGTTACTTAATTAAAAATGCTGAAGACAAAAGAATTGATAGAGAAAAAAGTGAAGCTATAGATAAAATTCAAGAGCTATATGCTTCTGGTAAAAAAGTTGAAGATATACAAGCAGAAATACTAGCAAACAAACACCCAGATTTAACTGGTAAATATATTGATGCCACTACAAAATTTCATACAGGTAAAGTACAAGCAAATGAAACTTTTAATAAAATAAAAGAAAACATTGGTAATTACGATATTGAAGACCCTGCACAATCACTAGAATTATTTATTAAACAATATCTTCCTGATTTTGAAAGTATGGATAAATCTCAAATTGCAGGTTTTAGTTCTACATTTAATGGATTTAAAAAAATATTAGCAGAAGAAGATGCAAACGCTAGGTCAGCACTTGCACAAGAAAATAAAATGCTAGAAGGTAGAACTATTCTATCAAATACGTCTTTAGATAAATATATTGAAACGTGGAAAAACCTAAATGTATCAAACGTACCTGATACTGGTGGTTCTTCTAAATCTAATGCTTTTTATACTAACTCTGATTTAATAGAAGTTATTAAAGCTGATGTTAAAGGTTTAATTAAAACTGCAACTACTATTGAAGAAATAGAAAGAGCTGAAGCAATTTTAAATCTTGATATGGGTTTAAGTACAGATGGTAAAAAATTAGGTTCTTTAAGTGATAGAAAAACAGGTGATATTGATGATATTAAACTATCATTAATAGTTAAAAAAGAAGCTATTGAAGCAGACCAAATTAGAAAAGAAGCTAAATACAAAAATGATACTGTAAAATCAATTTACAAAGAAGCCTTTGCACCTAATGTTGATAGTAATGGGAACGAAACACCAAAAACAATAACAGAGCTTAATGAAATAAAAGATAAATTAAAAGAATTTGGCGACCCTAAATTATTAGATGAATTTGTAACTTTCTTTAACAGTAGCAGAACAATAGTAAATGATGCTGATAAGACTAATGAATTTCTAATGTCTGTAGCTGAAGGTAAGTATGAAACTTATGCTGAACTGATAGAAGCTATGAATACAGAGGGCATTCCTTCAGCATTTTTAGAAAAAGCAGAAAACAGATGGACTACATGGTCTCAAAATAAAGACAAAGGGGAGAACCCAGTATACTTTTCTGATAAAACATATACTTCAGGTATGGCAACTGCAACAAATTATGTAGAGAAATTTTTAGACGCACAAGACCCTACTGGTACGCTTTCGGCTGAAGCTATGCCAGAGCTTAATAGTTATATAAAAAATGAAATATTAGATTTTGAAGCAGATTTTAAAGCAGAAAATAATGGTGCATCTCCAAAGCCTGAAGATAGAAGAAAATTTATGGAAGACTTATATAAATGGGTTAAATTTAATTACCAACAAGAAGCAACTTCAATGCCAAAAGGTCTAGTATCTATTGACCAAAAAGAAATTAATGAACAAGAACTTAAAGACACTAGAGAAAGATTAGATACAGCAAATATTGCAAGTGAACTTATCAATACTATTCAAAATTCAGAACTTACTATTCCTGTTGAATATAAAGACCTTCCTACAGAAAACGACTGGAATCCATTTACTAATACCGACAAAAAAGAATACAATGATGAAAGAATTAAAGCAATAGATAATGTTATTTCAAGTGTATTCCCTGAAGGAACTTTGACAAAAGAATTTATAAACTCAATGAACCAACCTGAAGCTGACTTATTAAGAATAACAATAGCAGAACAATTAAATATACCACCTGCATTAGTAACAGACGCTATTAAAAGGTTAGTATTAGGGAATAAATAATGGCTAATGATTTACTTAAAGACAATACTTCTACAATAAAAATAAACAACGCTGATTTAGAATATAGCAGAGCAAAAAGAGGAGAGAATGCTTTAGAAGAAATACAATCAGAAAATTTTGCTAAAATCACAAGAAGATATTATGCAAAACGACACAATGATAGTAGCTATTTAAGTTATTCACATGCAGACATTATGGAAAAATTCTATAATGATAGGTCTTGGAGAACTAACAACAGTGTTGCTATGGGTTTTGACTTAAATGATGCAATGAAAGCTGACCCTGAAACTCTTAAAGATTTTAATTATATTACTAAATTATATCAAGACCTTCCTTCATTTTGGAATGACCCAAATAGAAACTTTGGTGGGTGGTTGATAGATAATGGTGGTGCTATGATAGCTGACCCAATAAACTTAATTGGATTTGGTGTTGGTGGTCAAGCGGCAAAACAAGGTTATAAACTTGCACTTAAAGAAGCACTAAAAGGTAAGATTGCTAAAGAGATTAGTGAACAAACAATTAAAATGGCGGCTAAAGAAGCTCAAAAGAAAGCTATGGGTGCGGCTATTAAAAAAGGTGCTATCTATGAAGGACTAATAGGTGCAGGTCATGCAACTCTGCAAGACAGTATTTTACAATCAACTTATATAAAATCTGGTTTAATAAAAGAAAGAGATTTAAAACAAACAGCTATAGCTTCTGCTGTAGGTGGTACATTTGGTACTGTCTTTGGTGGAGTATTCTCTGGTATAGGTTTCAAACTAACTAACAGAGGATTAAAAAAGAAATCAATTAAAAACTTACAAGATTTACACACTTATGGAAGAAGTGAGATAACTGGTTCAAGATTGTTCAGTGATTTAACTACTTCTAAAGATAAAAAATCATATTATAAAAATCTTACTAAAGATGAAATAGATGCAATAGAAACAAAAAGTAAAATTACTGGTAAGACTTTAGATGAAAAATTAAAAAACCTTCATAGAATAAATGATGGTAAAAAATCTTTAAAAGAACCTATTAATTTTACTAAATACGAACCTAGAGCAGTACAAGTATATTTAAGAAGTGCAGTAGATGATGCAATAAATACTGGTAAATTAGATTATGAAATAAAAAATTTTGAAAATAAAAAAGCAATAGAATTATCACAAGTTTTTGATGAACCTATAGAACAAATTTTATTGTGGGCTAAAAAAGCAGGTGAAGGTCAAAAAGAAGATTTTGTTAGACTTCTAATATATGGAGATTGGATTGCTAAACAAGGAGATGACCAACTTAAATTAGGTAATGAATTACATAGAGCTGTTAATGAAGGTAAACTAGATGAAGCAAGACTAATAGAAGACAAAATGGATTTATTAGATGGGGTTATTCAAGATAGTTTAATAGATTATAAGAAAATTAGTACAGGCAAAGCTAGAGCAACACAAATACAAAGAGTTGGTAAAGATGCTAGAAGGGCGGCAGAATTAGTTGTTAATCCTGAAGACCCTGCAATGCAGAAATTAAAAACAAAAAGTTCAAGAGAATATAAATTAGCACTAGGAAAACTAGATGACCATAACCAAGTTATACTTGCATTACAAAATGCTAAAAAAGTTGATAAATGGGAATTAGCGGCTGAATATATTAATAACAATTTACTATCTTCACCAGATACACACATACTTAACATAGTATCAGGTTTAGCACAGACACAGTGGAAACCTTTTGTTATGTTATTAAGAGCAGGTAATTTAGCTTTAAGTGATAGCAGAAGAGGTAAAGAATTAGCTATAGAAGCGTTTGATACTTACATTCATCAATACGTTTATTTAGGACATGCACTAAAACAGTTTGGTAAAAGTTTTTATTTTGGAAGAGGATTACTTGATAGTAAAGCTATGAAGTATGATAACTCTATGAGACAAGGACAACTTCAAGCATGGATTAATGCAACAAGTGCTTTATTAACAAGACCTTTAGGTAAAGTAGGCGGAATAATTCATAATGGTCTAGTCAAACCTACTTCGTTTGCAGTAACATTGCCTATGAGATTTCTTTCAGCAGGTGATGAATTTCTTAAAACTGTATCTTTTAGAGCAAGAAGAACATCACAAATACATTCTCAATTAAGAAAAGAAAACAATGCTTCTTTATGGTCAGGTTATTTTAAAGATAAAAAAGCTAAAGAAGAATACAAAAAAAGATTTAAAGAAATTGAGATGGCATACATGGATAACAACAATGTTGCCAAATCTACAATAACAAGTAATTCTACAGCGATACAGGACGTAAACAAATTAGAAGTAAACGACCCATTACAATATGCTAGAGAAGCTACTTATACACAATCTTCATTGTCTACAAATCCTGCAACAGGAAAACAAGAAGGTGGTGTTACTGCGGCTGTTCTATCATGGACTTCAAGAAACAAATGGTCAAGAGCTTTAGGTTTACACTTTATCAATACACCTTCAAACTTAATTAAATGGAATTTTGAACAAATACCTTTGGCTAGAAGATTAGTAGTTTCTACAAGACACGCTTTAATGAAAGGTGCAGATGGTAAATATCTAAACCCAGAAGCGGCGGCAGAAGCTAATGCAAGAATGCAAGGTGGAATGATGTTATGGTATGCCGCTTGGAGTGCTGTAATGGCAGGAAAGATTACTGGCGGTGGTTCAAGAGATTGGAAAGAAAATAAAGAAAGAACAGCAACAACAGGTTGGCAACAATACTCTTATGTTACAGATGATGGTAGATATATTAAATTAAACAGATTAGACCCTATTATGATGCCATTCTTTATTATGGCTGACATGGTGGAAACAATAAAAAGTTTCTTAAAAACTAATGAAGACTTACCTGCGGAAGCACAAAATGGTATGGAAGAGTTAGCAATGGGAGTATTAGCTTCATTAACTCATAATTTAACTTCTAAATTTTACATGAAAGGTATTATTGAAACAGCAGGATTTTTATTAGGAGACGAAGCTATGAAAAGTAAAGCACCAGATAGAATAGGTACTTCAATATTATCAAGAGCAATTTACAAAGTATTCCCACTATCAGGTGGTTTAAGATATATGAGTAGAGTAGACAGTGATGTTCAACAAGAACTTTGGACATTAAGTGATAGAATGTTACAGCTAGACCCATTTGAATGGGTAGCAGATAAAGACAGTATTATGCCTCAAAGAAATATGTTTGGTGAACCAGTTAACAGACAAAATGGTTGGTTATTTGGTTTAGGAAAAGAGAGTGGCTTATGGTCTTCTCCTTTTGCTATGACACAGTGGTCAAACCCTGAAATAGGCAATTTCTTTAAAGAAAGAGAGTTTAAATTTACAAAACCATCTCCAATAGATAGAAAATCTAAAATTGATTTAAGAAGAATTGTTAATGATAAGACTAAACAAACAGCTTACGATAGATGGAGAGAGCTTACAGGTAGTCAGACATTTACACACAAAGGAAAAAAATACAATCTTAAAGGCTATATAGAAGCACTTATAATGGATAAGAAAAGTGCAATCTATTTTAGACCAGATGGTCAAGTTTTAGGTGAGGATATGAGACAGAAGTATATCATATCTATAGTTAGAAGAGCCGAAAGAATGGCTAAAATACAGATGATGAAAGAATATCCAATTATTCAAAGAACGATTAATGAACGTAATGAGTTTAAATTTCTTAAAGTTAATGAGGCTATTAAGAATAGAAATTCATCATTAAATACACTGCTTCAGTAAAGTTTCACTTTTAGTAAAACAAATTTAAAAAATAAGGAAAAATCATAGATGGCAAATAGTTTTGTACGTTATACAGGTAACAACAGTACAACAGCTTACGCTATTCCTTTTAGCTATAGAGCTACAGGAGACCTTACAGTTACCCTAGCAGGGGTGGCTACAACAGCATTTACACTAAATGCGGCAGGGACTACTCTTACATTCAATTCTGCACCTGCAAATAATGTAGCGATTGAGATAAGAAGAAGAACGTCTCAAACAACAAGATTAACCGATTATGCTGATGGTTCAGTATTAACAGAAAACGATTTAGATACAGATAGTACCCAAGCGTTCTTTATGGGTCAGGAAGCTATTGATGATGCTAATGATGTTATTAAACCTTCCAATACAAATTTTCAATGGGACGCAAACAATAAAAGACTTATAAATGTTGCCAACCCAACAGATAACCAAGATGTTGCTACCAAGCATTATCTTGAAAATACATGGTTATCTAGTGCAGACAAGACTACTCTTAACAATGTTAATAGCAATATAGCGGCAATTAATACTGTTAATAGTAACATGTCGGCAATTACGACAACCAATAATAACTCTACAAATATAAATCTTGTAGCAAATAATATGCCTTCGGTTACAACTGTAGCGACAGACATAGCAAAAGTTATTGCAGTAGCAAATGATTTAGCAGAAGCAGTTTCAGAAGTAGAAACAGTTGCAGATGATTTAAACGAAACAACATCAGAAATTGATACAGTTGCAAACGCAATTACAAATGTTGATTTAGTAGGAAATAATATTGGTAGTGTTAATTCTTTAGCACCTAAATCTACTGAAATAGGTTTACTAGGTGTAGCTTCAGTTATTACTGACATGGATTTATTAGGTACTACATCTAATGTAAATGCTATGGCATTATTAGGTACATCTTCAAATGTTACAGCTATGGGATTACTTGGTACATCTTCAGTCATTACTGACATGGGATTACTTGGTACTTCTGCAGTTGTAACTGATATGGATTTACTAGGCACGTCTGCAAACGTAACTGCAATGGGTCATTTAGGAACAAGTGCAAATGTTACTGCTATGGGTCATTTAGGTACATCTTCAAATGTTACAGCTATGTCAAATCTTGGTACATCTACAAATGTATCAAACATGGCTACACTATCAGGTATTACTAATTTAACAAATTTAGCTAATGCACATGCGGCAGTAACTAATGTTTCTACTAATTTAGCGGCAGTACAAAAC